CGAGAGATTGCCCATCACTTGTTGACCTTGGGTCACAAGGTGGGTTACATCGCTCTGGAGGAGTCGGTAAAGCGTACAGCCCAAGGAATCCTCAGCATTGATCTAAACATCCCAGTCCACCGCTGTGATGATGTTGATGAAGAAAAGATGCAGGAAGCATTTAAGAAGACCCTTGGATCGGGCCGATGTTTCCTGTACGACCACTTTGGGTCGATTGATTGTGACTCATTACTTAGCCGTATCAAATATATGGCGGTGGGTCTTGGAGTGGACTTTGTGATTCTCGATCACTTGTCCATCGTTGTCTCAGGCTTGGATGGCGGCGACGAACGTAGGACGATTGACCAAGCGATGACCCGACTCCGTTCTTTGGTAGAACAAACGGGTACTGGAATGGTGCTGGTATCGCACCTAAGGAGGCCAGATGGCAGAGCGCACGAAGAAGGCGGGCAAACCTCACTCTCACAACTCAGGGGGAGTGCTGGCATTGCTCAATTGTCTGATATGGTTGTTGGTTTGGAGCGAGATCAGCAGGGCGAACATCCAAATCTCACAACTGTCCGCATACTTAAAAACAGATGGAGTGGAGACACCGGAGAAGCCTGTCACGTTCAATATGACAAGGACAGTGGAAGACTCACCGAAACCCATTCCGATTTTGCCGACACCCCCAGCTCCGGAGGCTTTGATGATGTGCCCTTCTGAGCAAGAACTTTTCTTCAGTGCGATTCTGTTGGTCGAAACCGGCGGACATCCTGATCCTGACAATGCGATTGGAGCGGCTGGCGAACTCGGTGCGTATCAAATCACTGAGCCTTACTGGAGAGATGCGGTTGAGCATCGTTCTGAACTTGTGGCAAACGGTGAGACATACCAGAATGTTCGTGACCGTGGCTACGCCAAGCAGATCGTTATGTCATACATTGATCGATATGAGCCGGACAACCACGATATCGAAGCGTGGGCAAGACTCCACAACTCGGGTCCAAAATGGAGAACCAAGATGCACCTTACTGATGAATACTGGGGTAAGGTCTTCGAGCATGTTGACAACTGGCAGCGTGATTATTGGGACAATGCGAAAGCGAGGGTTCAATGAACTTAGCGTTTGACATTGAAACCAACGCCATCGACGATTTCCGTGATCTAGCTGGCCTCCGTGAAATCCATTGCCTGGTACTTCAATGCCTAGACACTGGTACGCAATGGAGGTACTCCAGTAATGCACGGAACATCAAAGAAGGTCTAAATCGGCTACGCAATGCTGACATGATTGTTGGACACAACATCATCAGCTTTGATATCCGAGCGATCAAGAAGTTGTACCCGCGTTGGGAATACAACGGGTGTGTCAGAGACACTCTGGTCATGGCTCGTTGCATCTATGCAAACCAGCGAGAACTGGACTTTGGGTTTATCAACAAGGGGTTCCCCAAGAATCTGATTGGATCTCATTCGCTTAAAGCATGGGGCCACCGAATCGGTGCATACAAGGGAGACTTTGGTGACACCTCTGATTGGTCTGAATGGTCGATGGAAATGGAAGACTACTGCGCTCAAGACACTGCGGTCACGTCTCAGCTTTACGGTTACTTGATAAACATCGAGCCGAGCATTGACATGATCGATCTTGAGCAAGACTTCCAGAGGATCTTGGTCGAGCAAGAGGAATACGGGTTTCCCTTCGATACACACAAAGCAGAGCGGCTGTATTCTGATTTAGCATCCAAGCGGGATGACCTTGAGAAGTCTTTGAAGGCTCTGATTCCAGACAAGGTGATCGAACGGGTGAGCGAAAAGACAGGGCGAAAGTTGAAGCCCAAGGTCATTGAGTTCAACCCTGCTTCCCGACAGATGATCGCTGAGGCGTTGATGGAGAGATACGGGTGGAAGCCTGTAGAATTTACGCCCAGCGGTCATCCCAAGGTTGATGAATCAATCCTGACTCAACTTGATTTTGACATCGTTGAACCCGTGGTCAAGTACCTGACTATCCAGAAGCGTATCGGGCAACTTGCTGAAGGCAAGGAAGCGTGGCTGAAGCTGGTCACAAAGCATGGACGCATACACGGTCGCATCAATGGATGTGGTACGGTCACTGGCAGATGCACCCATTCCAAACCAAACATCGCACAGGTTCCTGCCTCCGGCTCTCTTTGGGGTCCGGAGTGCAGGAGTCTCTTTCAAGCACCTGGTGGATGGACAATGGTTGGTGCAGACGCATCGGGCCTAGAGCTGCGATGTCTTGCTCATTACACGCATAGATGGGATGAAGGTTCTTATGCAAAAGAAATTGTTCAGGGAGATATCCACACTGCTAACCAAAAGGCCGCTGGTCTACCAACTAGAGCAGATGCCAAAAAATTCATCTATGCGTTCCTTTATGGTGCGGGTCATGAAAAGATTGGTTCGATTGTTGGCGGTGGCATGGCTGAGGGAAAGGCTCTCCAAGCGAAGTTCTTGAAGGCTCTCCCAGCTTTGCAAAGTCTTAGAAAAGCAATAGGCAACGGTATCAAGCATCGAGGGTATCTCATCGGTCTAGACGGTAGACGATTGCCTATCCGTTCAAAACACTCTGCTCTCAACACACTCCTTCAAAGTGCTGGGGCAGTCATCATGAAGCAAGCCACGGTGGACTTGCATCGAAAACTCAAGGCCAGAGGGATTGAATTCCATCAGGTCGCACATATTCACGACGAAGTGCAGCTCGTAGTTAGAGAGGACGATAAGGATGTCGCAGGCTCAATCGCGGTTGATTCGATCAGGGAAGCGGGACTGCCCTACAACTTCAAATGTCCCCTCGATGGCGAGTACCGTTCTGGTCGGTCATGGGCTGAGACGCATTGAAGAGATGGCGTACTACGCCGGTATCATGGATGGTGAGGGATGTATTGGATATTACAGATCCCTAAGTGTCGCAGTGGAAGGTCTGTACCCAAAGACCATCATTGATCTTCACACCGTCTTTGGCGGTTCTGTCTCTGAAATCAAACGGGAAAACAAACGACGGTACTACCGGTGGCGTA